CGCAAATGCCGCACATCCTCGTATTGTGACTAATAGCGCACAACGCTTGCGCAACATCCGAAAAACCTTGCGCCGCCGCGAGGTGCCTCATTTGAAAGTGAGCGCGAAACCGGGAGTGGTGGGGGATGCGGACGGAAAGTTGGACGCTTGGGCGTCCGGATTGGAGTCCGCATGTTTTCGATGGAGGATCGGCGCAGGGCCGTTGACCTGTATTTCACGGAGGGCATGACCATCAGGAAGGTCATTGCCGAGCTTGGTTACCCGTCCGAGGGCGCGCTGGTGAAATGGGTTCGCGAGGACCCGCGTTACACGGGCGCGTGCAGGCGTTCGTATACGCTGGAATGCAAGACGAATGCGGCCAGACGCGCGCTCGAGGGCGAGCCCCTCGCCCGCGTGGCGCGCGACGCGGGTTGCACGCCGACGAGCGTGTACCAGTGGATGCGCCGCTACCGGAGCGAGGGGATACTGGGACTGATGGACAGGAGAAACGCGCCGATGCCGGCCGAACCGATGCCCGCGGCCGGCGATGACGTGGAGGAGCTGCGCCGGCAGGTGGAGGTCCTGCGGCTGGAGAACGCGGTGATGCGGGAGACGATCGATGTTTTAAAAGCCGACGACCCGCGCCTCGACCCGTCCATGCTGACGAACAGGGAGAGGACGCGGGTCGTCGACGCGATCAGGGGTGAATTCGGCCTGGCGGCCTGTCTGAAGGCCGTGGGGCTGAAACGCAGCACCTACTATTACGAGCGCGGCGCGATCGCCGCGGGCGACAGGTACGCCGTGCTGCGGGCCCGCGTCGCCGGCCTGTTCGAGCAGGGTGGGCGCGCATGGGGATACCGGACCATCCACCGCATGCTGCGCCTTGACGAGTCCGACCCGATCGTCGTCTCGGAGAAGGTCGTCAGGCGGATCATGCGCGAGGGGGCCATGCGGCCCGTGTACCTGAAGCGGCCGAAGCGGTGGAGCTCCTACGCCGGCGAGATCGGCGAGGCCCCGGCGAACCTCGTGGAGCGGGACTTCCACGCCGACGCGCCGAACATGCTGTGGGTCACGGACGTCACCCAGTTCACTATGGACGGGTACAAGTGCTGGCTTTCCCCGGTGGTCGACTGCTTCGACGGGATGGTGGTCTCCTGGACCTTGTCGCGCTCCCCGAACGCCGACATGGCGAACCGGATGCTCCTTGACGCGGTCGCCACGCTCAGGGACGGGGAACATCCAATCATCCATTCCGACCGCGGCTGCCACTACCGGTGGGACGAATGGATCCGCATCTGCGAGGAGCACGGGCTGATCCGGTCGATGAGCGCCAAGGGATGCAGCCCGGACAACGCGGCCGCCGAGGGGTTCTTCGGCAGGCTCAAGAACGAGTTATTCTACGGGCGGGACTGGAGGGGCGTGGGCTACGAGGAGTTCCGCGAACGCCTGGCCGCCTACCTGACCCACTACAATGAAACCAGGATCAAGAAGTCACTGGACTGGATGAGCCCCGTGCAATACCGCAGAAGTCTTGGACTGGCCGCCTGACCGTCCAAAAAAACATCCGCACCCCCTTGTCGAACAGTTTTTGCGCTTCCTTGGACCCGTTGACGGCCTTTGCGAACGTGCTGTATTCGATGCCGGCTTTGTCGAGTGCTTCTCCAAGAGAGCCTAAGCCGGTGGCGAACTTGTCTCCGAAGTCCCAAGTTTTATCCTCGCCGCTGGCGATTTTCTTGATGAGTGTTTCGACGGCGTTCCCGGACTGGTCGATTGCGCTGGAGAATTCCTTGATGTTGGCTTTAGCGTCCTGCGCGGATTGGGCGAACCCCACAAGCAGCGCGCCCGCGACCGTCAAGGCGATGCCCCATGGGCCGCCCAAGGCGGCGAACAGTCCGCTGCCGATGCTTTTGAAACCGGCCATAACGCCTTGAGAACGACTGATAGTGGTGCCAAACGTGTTTATCTGAGATTCTGCACTGCCGAAAGTTGCGCCCCATGTCTGGAACGCTGACGCGATTCCGGAGCCGAGGCCTATGAGCCTTTGCCCTGGGTCGGCAATCAATCCGAGGGTTTGCGCAAGCTGGCTGCTGCTAGAGTTCAGCGGCCCCATCGCTTTGTGGACTGCGACACTGCCTCCAACCAGAGCCGCCATCAGCACTATGGACTGCTGTACGGGCGCAGGCAATGACGCGAAACCGTCAACAAGGGTGTCGAGTGTCTGCACGAGGGAGCGCAATGGTCCCTGACCTCCCTCGCCCAAAGAGATCATGAGGGATTCGAAAGAGCCGCTCAGATTCTCCAGATCGCCTTTCAGGTTGTCGTTCTTCTTGGCGGCGAGGTCCGCGGCGTAGCCGGATTGGCTGACGGCTTTCGTCCAGTCGTCGATGCCTTCCGCGCCCTGCTCGTAGAGCACGTTCGCGGCTCGCACCGCGTCGGCTCCGAAGATGGTGTTGAGCGCGGCATTGCGTTCCTGTTGACTCAGGCCGCTCAAACCGTTCTGCAATTGGCCTGCGGCACCGGCAAGGCCGATGAACTTGCCATTGGCGTCGTACACGTTGATGCCGAGCTCGTCCATGAGGGTCTGCGCCTTGTCGGTGGGGCTGGCCAGTCGTTGGAGCATGGTCTTGAGGCTGGTGCCCGCGTCACTGCCTATCATGCCGGCGTTGGCGAACGCGGCGAGCGTGCCGGTGGTCTCCTGCATGCTGACGCCCATGCTGTTGGCCACCAGACCCGCCTGATTCAATGCGAGGCCGAGGTCATGGGCGGAACCGACGGCCTTGCCTGCGCCGGCCGCCAGCGCGTCGGCCACCTGAGTGGATTCGGCGCCCGTCAGGTTGAACTGTTTGAGGGTGGTGGCCATGAGTTCGGCGGCGTCGCCTACGGCCATGCCGTCGGACGCTGCGAGGTTCAATGCGCCGCTCAAACCGCCGGAGAGAATATCCGAGGTCGATAGGCCGGCTTTGCCGAGTTCGTTGATGGCGTCGGCGGATTCGGTGGCCGAGTATATGGTCGGCGCCGGCGTCGATGGCGGCCTGACGGAGCTGATTCATCTCATCTGCGCTGGCTCCGGTGTTGGCCTGCACCGTCGACATGCTGGCGTCGAAGTCCGCCGCCATCCTGACAGCGGCCACGCCCAGCGCGGTGGCGGCGACACCGGCCGCCGCGATGCCGGTGGTGATGAGCTTCGATTTGCCTCCGGCGGCTTCCATGGTGGTCGCGGTCTTCTGGCTTTCGCCGGACACTTTGGCCATGCCGGCGGTGAAATTGCTGGTGTCCGCGAGCAGGCGGACGGTGATGTTGCGGTTCAGGCCACCGGCCATGGCATATCCTCCTGTCGGATCATCGTGGGTTGATGCCCACGGTCAGTGAGTCAAGTTTCGTGGCGGATTCCGCGGAATGGTCCTTGCGGTATTCTTCGAGCCCGATGCGGCGCATCAGGTCGATCTGACAGACGCCGACCTCGCTCGCGTATTTGGTGGGGGCCAGCTCGTCGTGGCATATGCTGACGGGCATCCCGCAGCGCGGACACAGCGTGCGCTCGTATTCGTCGAGTGCGAGCATCCATTCGCGTTCGGTCGCATCCCATTCGGTTTCCGGCGTGTAGCCGGTGATGCGCCTATGCCCGTCCCTTTCCACCCGATACGACGGTTCCCAGCCGAGCCAACGCTTGTAGCTGATGCCGAGCTTCTGGCAGATTCGCAGTTCCCTTACTGTCTGCGGATTATCCGCGAGGCTGATTCGAGTGCGTCTTTTGGGTCGATGAGCTTCGCATTCAGGTCACGGATCGCGTACCAGATGGGGCTGATCTGGCCGTCGGACAGTTCGGTCATGACGTTGGCCAGCTCTTCCACGGGGGTTTCCGGCACGGTCTTCCTGACCATGAGTCTGACGGCGTCGGCGCAGATGTCCTCGATGTGTTGTTTCGGTACGCCGTTCTCGGTGACGGTGTTCGCCTCGAGTACCTGACGCCACTGGGAGAGCGGCAGCGCCTCCAGGGTGATGCGGACGGTGTCGTCCTTCACCTCGTCGCGCAGCCTGTCGATTTGTTCGGCGATGCGTTTGGCGGCGGCGTTGCCGCCCTCGGTCACATGCTGCGCCATGGCGCGTTCCAGGTCGGCTCCCAATGCGGCGACCTGTTCGGCCTTCTCCTGATCCAATATGAGGTCGACGTCCACGCGCTTGCGCTTCACTTCCAAAGCCATGATTATCCCTTTCTGAAAGTCTGAAAACCTTTCTGAGAGAGAGAAGAGAGAATGCCTGTGCGGGGCCAGAAAGGCTTAGAATCCCCGCACGGAAGAACTTGTCAGACTGCGGCCAGCACGGCGGTCTCGGACTCCCAGCCGGGAGCCTGAGCGAACAGCGGGATCTGACTGCGGATCATGGTGTTCGCATCCGGGTTGAGGACCTTCTTTTCGCCGCACTTCACGCTCACGACGGTGAGCTTCTGGCCGGAGGCCAATGGCGCGTTGGTGGCCATGCCGCGGCGACGCACGATATAGCCGGACGCGCCCTCGTGCATGAGGGTGACGGCCTCGTTCTGTTCCTTGTGCTCCGTGTTCGTGTTGTCGATGACCTCGATGCTGATGTCGCCGGCGCTCTTGCGGCCGGGGGCCCCGAAGTCCTGCACGGTGTTCTCGCGCTGGTCGGACACGGTGTCCTGCGACGGGTCGAAGCTCCAGCCGCCAAGCATGACGTAGTTCGAGATGTCGGTGCCGGCCTCGAGCTCGATGATGGTCGGGGCCTTGATGTTCTTGATCGCCGGCACCCAGATGGTGGTGATGTTGCCCTCGGCACTGGTGCCGGGAATCTCTGTACCCAGTTTCAGGGTCATGATGCGCTCCTTAAAGCAAAAAGCCACCCCCGTATGGGGTGGCGTTGAAGGCTTTTGGTAAATGATTGGTTGATTACGGTCGGCTCCACGTAAAGCGGAACCTCAAGACGCGCACCTGGTAGCGGCGCGCGGTGTCATCGGCGGTCAGGCCGGCCGCGTACGCGCCGGAATCCTCCGTGAGGGTGAGCTGGCCGACCGTGTAGCCCGGCGGCCGGGTTGGGGAGCGGTTCGCCAGCGCGGGGATCAGCATGTCGTCGCACCAGATGTTCACGCTGTCGGCGGTGGTGCTGACGGCTCGAATCTCCAGGAGCGCGGAGTGTGCGGTGAACCGCATCGTCTCCGCCGCCACATGACGGTCGGTGGAGACGCGCGCGATGATCCACGGCGGCATCTCCGACTCCAGCGGCTCCCC